CAGGACGACCGCATCGAGTGCTCGGTGTGGGGATGGGGCAGAGGCGAGGAATGCTGGCTGATCGAGCATCGCGTGATCCCAGGCGATCCTACCATCAGCCCAGATCACGGGCCATGGCCGGAGTTAGACCAATATCTGATGCAGCCCTGGCCTCATCCCAGAGCCGGGGCCATGACGATCATGGCGGCTGCTATCGACGCCGGTTATGCCACCGGCGTTGTGACTCGGTTCTGTGACGCGCGTTCAGGCCGGCGCGTCTGGGCAGTGAAGGGAGCTGCGGGCAGCGTTCCATCCTGGCCACGACGGCAGAGCCGCGCTCAACGCGGCCGGATGTATATCATCGGCGTCGACAGCCTCAAGGCGACAATCATGGGCCGTCTGCGGGCTCAGCAAGGCGCGGGGACGATGCATTTCCCGCTTTCGGTCAACCGAGACTACTTCGAGCAACTGAACGCAGAATTCGTCCGGACGGTATACAGCCGCGGCAGGCCGGTGCGTGTCTGGGAGCGGCGCAAGGGGCGCCGCGCCGAGGCGCTCGATTGCGCCGTATATGCTTATGCGGCGCTACACGGCCTCATGCACCAGGGCGTGCATCCCGACAGGGAGGCGGAGCGGATAGCACTGATGACCGCTGTCCAAGAGCGAATGGACGCGGAAAAGCCAAGTTGGCTCGGAGGTCGTACCAAAGGATGGCTAAGCCGATGAAAGTTCGTCACATTGAGACCCAGCAAAATCAGACCGAAAACTCAACAGCCTGGGAGTACATCTCAGTCGCGGGAGACGCGGAGAATTATGGGCTCCTAAACATGTATGGCGCTGATGGATGGGAGCTGGTGACCGTGCTGCGGGATGCGGGCACCAGGGTCGTATACTACTTCCGGCGCCGGAGGGCCTGATGGCGTGGACGCAGCAGCAGCTAGAGGCGATTGAGGCGGCGATTGCAAGCGGCGAGCTTACCGTGCGGTTCGGAGACCGGACTGTGACCTATCGGTCCATGGACGAGCTGCTGCGAGCGAGGGCGGTCATCATTGAGGCCTTGGCGTCAGACGCCGGCACTTCGACGGACAGATTTTCATTCGGACAGGTCTCCAAATGAACTGGATAGATCGCGCGATATCTTGGATTGCCCCAGAGGCAGGCCTGCGCCGGCTGCGCGCTAGACGTGCGGCCGAACTAGTGACGTTGGCCTATGATGGAGCGAGACAGGACAGGCGCACCGGCGGGTGGATGACCACTGGCAACTCGGCCAACGCCGAAATCTCGGTGGCGCTGGCGAAACTGCGCGAGAGGTCGCGCGATCTCGTCCGCAACAACGCCTACGCGGCGCGCGCGGTGGCGGAGGTGGTGGGCCATGCCATTGGCACGGGCATCACCGCACAGGCCCGCACGGGCGACAAGGTTTTGGATGCTGAAATCAGCAGAGCCTGGTCCGTGTGGATCGATGAATGCGACGCCGACGGGCAGCTTGACTTCTACGGACTCCAGGCGCTTATCGCCCGCACGGTGTTTGAGAGCGGGGAGTGCCTGGTCCGGTTCCGGCAGCGGCGTGAAGGCGATGGCCTGACGGTGCCTCTGCAGTTGCAAGTGCTCGAGCCTGACTACCTCGATCACACGAAAACGCAGAAGACGGACACGGGCTACATCATTCAGGGCGTCGAGTTCGATCTCGTCGGACGCCGGATCTTCTATTGGCTCTACGGTCAGCATCCGGGCGACGTGGTGCAGACTGGAGTGCGCGGGGGCGCCTCGCTGCAATCCATCCGCGTTCCTGCATCCGAGGTGTTGCACATCTATCGGAAGGACCGGCCAGGCCAAGTGCGCGGCGTGCCATGGCTGGCTCCTGTGATGATCGTGCTCCGCGATCTCGATGAGTACGAAGAGGCGGAACTGGTTCGCAAGAAGATTGAAGCCTGTTTCGCCGCGTTCGTAACTCAGCCAAGCGGACCGGACGGCCCCCCAATCGCACCAGTAGCGCCTGACGTTTCTGGCAAACGCGTCGAGACGTTCGAGCCAGGCATGATCGAATACCTGAAGCCGGGCGAGGAGATCACGTTTGCATCGCCATCTCCATCCGCCGGCTATCGGGACTATATCGCCGCGAAGCAGGCCCAAATCGCCACCGGTCTGCAGCTCACATATGAGCAATTGACAGGCGACCTTTCCCGCGTCAACTACTCGAGCTACCGCGCCGGATTGCTGAGCTTCCGCTCCGGCATAGAGGCATTCCGCTGGCTGACTTTCATCCCGATGTTTTGCGCGCCGGTCTGGTCCCGCTGGGTGGCCGTGGCCTACGCCGCCGGCGCCATCCCGGTGCCGTACGCCCAGGCCGACTGGACTCCGCCAGGATTCGGATCCGTCGACCCCTACAAGGACGCCATCGCGACCCTGACGAGGTTGCGTACTGGCACGATGACCCTGCGCCAAGCGATAGCAGAACAAGGCTTCGATCCGGATGCGCAGCTCGAGCAGATCGAGGAAATCAACAGGATTTTGGATGAGCGCGGGATTGTGCTCGATTGCGACCCCCGTCGAGTAACTCAGAGCGGCGTGGGGCAGAAGGAGGTGAGCGTTGACTCCAACCCGTGAGCGCTTGGAGGCTCAATTTGAGGCGTTAGCACCATCTGATCGCGAGGAGCGGACGGCTACGGTGACCTGGTACACGGGCGCATCGGTGCGCCGATTCGACGCTCGCGGCCCCTTTGAGATGCGCTTTTCGATGGATCCAGGTGCGATCCGAATGGGGCGCCTGGAAAGCGGCGCCGCGCCGCTGCTCAACAGCCATCGCGATTTTTCGGTGGCCGACGTCATCGGAGTGATCACAAAGGCCTGGATCGAGGACGGTGTCGGCCGGGCGACCGTGCGGTTCAGCCGGCGGCCGGATGTCGATCCAATCTGGCAGGACGTCCAGGATGGCATTTTGCGGAACGCGTCCATGGGCGTCTCGATATATGCGATGCGGGAGGTGACAAAGGAGGGAAGCAAGATCAGGCAGGTTGAGGTGACGGATTGGGAGCCAGAGGAAATTTCTCTGGTGCCGGTGGGCGCCGATCCTGGCGCCGGATTTCAGATGCGGGCTGATCGCCCTGAGGACGAGGAGGTACGAATGGAAGAGCAAACGAAAGTGGGCACGGGCGAGGCCCGTGCAGGCGATGCGATCGATTTGGAAACGCAGCGCCAGGCAGCAGTTATCGCCGAGCGGCAGAGGGTGAGGGAGATCCAAAAGATCGGACGAGCCACCGGACTCTGCGAGGAGCTGATCGGCACCCATGTCGATCAAGGGACTTCGGTTGAGGAATTTCGCAAGGTGGCTCTCGACGAGCTCGCCAAACGCAGCGAAGCGGCGCCGATCCGCAGCGCTACGGCTGCAGTGACGCACGACGTGGCCGATAAGCGGCGGGATGGGATGCGCGCGGCTCTGCTCCATCGGTATGATCCGCGGCAATTCCCGCTCGAGAATGATCTCGGGCGCGAGTGGATGGGGTTGAGTCTGCTGGACGTCGCTCGAGAGTGTCTGGAGGCCCAAGGCCAACGGACCCGCGGGCTGCCGCGCTACGAGGTGGCCCGGCTGGCGTTGTCCACGTCGGATTTCCCGGCCATCCTAGCGGACGTCTCCAACAAGACGCTCCGGCAGGCTTATGAGGCCTACCCGCGGACGTTCACTGCATTCGCGCGGCGTCGTTCGGCTGCTGATTTCAAGCAGATCAACCTTGTGCAGCTCGGCGAGGCGCCGCAGCTTCAGAAGGTGAACGAAGGCGGCGAATTCAAATACGGCTCCATGCCGGAGAGCAAGGAAACCTACCGCCTCGCCACCTATGGCCGGATTATCTCGATTACGCGCCAGACGATCCTCAACGATGACCTGGGCGCATTCACTCGCGTCCCCGCGGCCTTCGGTGTGGCGGCGGCTACCCTGGAGAGCGATATCGTGTGGGGCATCATCAACAGCAATCCCGTCATGGGCGACGGTGTGACCCTGTTCCATGCCAATCACGGCAATCTGCTCACTGGCGGCGGCAGCGCTCTCGGCCTGAGCGCTCTTGGAGCGGCGATGGCCGCCATGGCAAAGCAGACCGGTCTGGACGGCCAGACAGTTCTGAACATCCAGCCGCGATTTTTGGCGGTTCCGGTCGCCCTGCAGATGACTGCGTGGCAGCTGGTGAGCTCGAACTTTGCGCCGGCGCAGGCTGCCAACGTGGTGCCTGATTACATGCGCGCACTGACCCCGATCGCCGAACCGCGCCTGGATTCGGCGAGCGCGACGGCCTGGTATCTGTTCGCCTCGCCGGATCAGATCGACACCGTCGAGTACGCCTATCTGGAAGGCCAGGATGGCGTCTACATCGAAACACGGCAGGGTTTCGAGGTGGATGGCGTGGAGATCAAGGCGCGGTTGGATTTCGGCGCGGCCGCCGTGGATCATCGCGGCATGCAAAAGAACGCTGGTGCGTGAGGAGGATGCAGCATGAAGAACTATGTGCAAAGCGGAGCGGTTTTGACGCTCACCGCGCCCTACGCGGTGAGCTCTGGCGGCGGTGCGCTTGTCGGATCGATCTTCGGCGTGGCTGTTGGCGATGTCGCCAATGGCGCCGTCGGGGAATTCCAAGTCGAGGGCGTCTTCGATCTCGCGAAGGAAACTGGGACGGCCTGGTCAGTTGGTGATCTCATCTACTGGGACAACGCCAACAAGCGCTGCACCAAAACGGCGACCAATAACAAGCTCATCGGCGTGGCGGTGGCGGCAGCCGCCAGTGGCGCCGCCATCGGCCAGGTGCGTCTCAACGGCGCATTCGTCGGCTAATTTCGTCGGCTAATCATGAACTTCGGCGATGCCGTAAAGCGCACGGACGAGGCCTGCCTGCGGGTGTTTGGGCAAGATGTGACCTACCTGCCCCAATCCGGCGGGCAGGCCTCGATCCGGGCGATCTTTCAGCCCACCAGGGAGACCGAAGAAGCGTCACCGGGCGTCTATGGCGTCGTCTTCGTCCGGCCGGACGCGCCTGCGCTAGGCGACGAGGTGGAGATCGGCGGAGCCAGGTACAAGGTCTACGACATTGAGGCAGATCAGGAGGGAGGAGTCGTGCTGCGGCTCCGTAAGATCGACTGATGGCCACTGTCCGTGTGTATCAGAGGAAACAGTTGAGGCTCGATCTGCTGAACTTCAAGCAGCGGCAGATGTATGAGCTTGGCGCGGCCGGCGTGCGCGCTGTCAAGGATCGCGTGGCGGCCGCTCGAGGCCCGGACGACGGCCCGGCCAAACCACTGTCGAAACGCTATGCCATTTGGAAGACCCGCCAGGGCAAGGGCAACGTGAGGAACTTGTTTCTGAGCGGGAAGATGCTCGAAAACTTCCAGGTGAGGACGGTAAGCGAAAAACGTGCCAAAGCCAGCCTTTCGACGCGCAAGGATCGCATCAAGGCTTGGGCGAACCAGAAGCGCGAGCAGTGGATGGTGTTTTCGCCCAAAAACAAGCGAGCTGTGGCTGAGATTGGAGCACAAATCCTCAGGCAACTCGTTCCGAGGCTGGTCATCGAGCGGGCCTTGGGCGGGAGACAGAGATGATCAACCCGGCGGAGCTCGTCGACAATCTGGTGACGCTCCTTCGCGACATCCCGGATCTCGTCGCTGAGATGGAGGGTAATTCAGCGCGGATATACGCCTATCACGATAGCTTTCCGCGCCGGTCCAGCCTGGCCGCTGCAATCCACGGCATGCCGGCGCCTGGCATCATGGCGGCCTGGCAGGGGACTCAGCCGTCGAGCTTCGGCAGCATTGATGTTTGGCGTCACCAGGTCACGCTCTATCTGCGGGCGCGCGAGACATTCGATGGTGACCCTCCCACGGCCTACTACCGGCTATTCCGGCTGATCACCAAGGGCGTGCCGGTGTCTGCCGGAGTGCCAATGATCAACGCTACTGTCCATCCGTCGTGCCATCCGATGGACGTGCCTTCGATCGCGAGGCAGACGGATGCGGAGGGGCTCGACTATTTCGAGGTCCCTTTGAGTTTTATGGAGATCGGAGATGAGTGAAAAAGTGTGGTTGAAATCGCCAGATGGCGAGGAGAAGGAATGTGAGGCGACTCCAGAGGTACTGGTGCCGCTCATGGTGCGGGGATGGTCGCAGATTCAAAGAGAGGTGAATGATGTCAGTCACGCGGATGCAGGAAATCCAGATCGCGTTCGGTAAGAAGAAGCAAGCCGACATCGCAACTCCGAATGTGCAGGCG